TCGACCGCGCCGCCGAGCTCAACCTCAGAGCCTGGCATTTCAAGCTCGCCGACAACCCGTCGTTGTCGCCGCAGTACGTCGCCGACCTCGCCGCCGAGTACGTCGGCCTGTGGCGCCGCCGCATGATTGACGGCGCGTGGGTGGTGGCCGAGGGCGCTGTGTACGACATGTGGGACGAGTCCCGGCACGTCGTCACCGAGCTCCCCCCGATGCGCCGCTACTGGGCCGGCATCGACTACGGCACGACCAACGCCACCAGCGTGATCCTGCTCGGCCTCGGCACCGACGACCGCCTGTACGCGTGCGCCGAGTGGCGCCACGACAGCCGCGCAGCCCACCGGCAGATGACCGACGCGCAATACTCCGCCGCGATCCGGCAGTGGCTCGCCACGTGGCGGCACCCGGACGAGCAGGCCGCAGGCGTCGCCCCCGAGTGGGTGTTCGTCGACCCGTCCGCCGCATCGTTCAGCACCCAGCTATGGCACGACGGATTGCCGGGCCTCGCCCGCGCCAACAACGGCGTACGCGACGGCATCCGATCCGTGGCCGCCGCTCTCGCGGGTGGCCTGCTCTACGTCCACGAATCGTGCGACGGCCTGCTCGGCGAACTCCCCGGTTACTCATGGGACCCCAAAGCCACCGCCCGCGGCGAAGACGCCCCCATCAAGGCAGACGACCACAGCATCGACGCACTGCGCTACGCCGTGCACTCCACACAGCACGAGTGGCGACACCTGCTCACCAACCACCAGAACACCGACGACCAGGAGGTGACCGCCCGTGGCACTGCCGGCGGATAACACGGCGTGGCCGCCCCCGGAGTGGGCCGACCACTACAGGCGCATGGCGCTGGACGATGCTTGGTACGCCGGCGACCGGCGCCGCCTCGCACGGCTGTACAGCCACCACACGCCGCCCGCAGAACGCAGGTTCAAGCTGTGGGGGCGCCGCTCCCAGGCGCAGCAGCACGGCCGCCGTGACCACCGCCTACACGTGCCGCTCCCGGGCGACATCGCGACGACGTCCGCCGACCTATTGTTCGCCGAGATGCCGGCCGTAAAGGTCACCGACGCGACGACACAGAAGCGCCTCGACGACCTGCTCGACCGGGGCCGCATGCAACAGACCCTGATCGGTGCCGCCGAGCAGGCCGCCGCCCTGTCCGGTGTCTTCCTGCGGACCACGTGGGATCAGACGCTTGCCGACTACCCGCTCATCACCGTTATGCAGCCCGACAGCGCGTTTCCCGAGTTCAGGTTCGGCATGCTGCGGGCCGTCAACTTTTGGCGCGAGTTGCCCACCGGGCGCACCGGAGTGGTGTTCCGGCACATCGAGCGACACGAGTCTGGCCGCATCGTCCACGCCCTCTACCAGGGGACCGACGACAACATCGGCCGCACGGTCCCGCTCACCGAGCACCCCGAAACGGCCGAGCTCGCCGACAGCCTCGACGCCGACGGGCAGTCCATCGCCACCGGCATACGCGAGCTCACCGCGTCCTACGTGCCCAACATGCTGCCGAACCGGCTGCACCGCGGGGCGCCCGTCGGACGCAGCGACTACGCGGCCCCGTTGCACGACCTGTTCGACAGCCTTGACGAGGTGTGGACGTCATGGATGCGTGACATCCGCCTCGCCCGCGGCCGGCTCATCGTCCCCGACGGGTACCTCCGCGACAACGGGCCCGGCAACGGCTCGACGTTCGACGAGGACGCTGAGGTATACGCCGCGCTGAAGATCCCACCGTCCGAGGCTGGCCAGAGCATCACCCTCGCCCAGTTCGGTATCCGGGTGGCCGAGCACCAGGCCACGGCCGAGGCGATCGTTCGCCAGGCCGCGCAGTCCGCGGGTTACTCGGCGCAGTCCTTCGGCCTCGACGGGAGCGGGCAGCCGATCACCGCGACTGAGTCCGACAGCCGCGACCAGCGGAGCATGGTGACCCGGGCGAAGAAGGCCGGGTATTGGCGGCACGGCCTGATTGATCAGCTCTACGTACAGCAGCTACTCGACGTCAGCCTGTTCGGGCAGCGCATCACGCCCGAGCGCCCGAGCGTGGAGTTCGGTACGGGAGTGGCCGAGTCGCTCCAGTCCACGGCAACGACGCTCGACCTGCTCAACCGCGCCGGAGCCGTGAGCGCCCACACCAAGGTCAAGATCCTGCACCCCGAGTGGGACGACACCGCGGTAAAGGCCGAGGCCGCCGCGATCCTCGCCGAGACCGGAGCAGCCGCCCCGGACCCGGTCGGCACCTTCCCGATGTAGTCGAGGGGGCGCAGCGTGGCGATTCACCCGGGCATGGTCGAGGACCTCGCCGCCGGCACCCTCGGCCTGTACCAGCAGGCCGAGGAGCGCCTACTCGGCATCATCGCCCGGCAGCTCGCCGACGGCCTCGACGCCCCAGGGTGGGCCGAGCGGAAACTCTCCGCCGTGCAGGCCATGCGGCGGGCCTCACAGGGTGTCGTCGACGAGCTCGGCAAGGCCGTGAGCCTTGAGGTTTTCGACGCCGTCGCCGAGGCGTACAACGTCGGGCACCGCGCCGCCGCCGCCGAGCTCGGCGCCCTGTCCGACGCATCGCGCCGGCTCGTCGACGACCTCACCCCGAACGCGCAGGCAGTCGACCGCCTCGCCGCCGAGACTGTCGACCTGCTCACCGACCGACACCGGTCGATCCTGCGGAACGTCGAGGACCGGTACCGCGCCATCGTCGCCGACGTCACGGCAACGCCGTTGCTCGGCACCGGCACCCGACGCCAGGCCACCCAAGACGCCATGCAGCGTTTCGCCGACGACGGCATCCGGTCGTTCACCGACCGATCCGGCCGCAGGTGGAAGCTCACCAGCTACGCCGAAATGGCCGTCCGTACGTCCGTCGGCCGGGCCGCGACCGAAGCCCACATGCGGACCCTCGGCACGGCCGGCGTCGACCTGGTCATCGTCTCGAACGCCCCGCGAGAGTGCCCGTTGTGCCGCCGGTGGGAAGGCAAGGTGTTGTCCCTCACGGGCGGGGGCGCGCGCACGGTCGAGGTCGAGCACGCCACCGAGGACGGCCGCATGGTCACCGTCGACGTCGCGGGCAGCCTCGACGAGGCCCGCCGCGCAGGGTTGCAGCACCCCAACTGCCGCCACAGCGTGAGCGCCTACACCCCCGGCATCACGCCCGTCGACACCGCCGAGGCAGACCCGGACGGGTACGAGGCCGGACAGCGACAGCGCGCCATCGAGCGGAACATTCGCAAGCACAAGGCCCGCGAGGCCGCCGCCACGACCCCCGAGGCGAAGACCGCCGCGCGCGTCAAGGTGCGCCAGCACCAGGCCGCCATGCGCGAGCACCTCGCCGCGCACCCCGACCTACGCCGCTTGCCCAAGCGCGAGCAGCCGGGCGCATCCAACCTCCCGGCACCGCGCCAGCCGATCCCCGACGAGGCGCACCAGGCCGCCCGCATCCGATCCGGCGACGCTCGCACGCCCTCGGAGATGAGCGACGACGAGCTCACCGCCGCCATGCGGCACGGCGACCTCACCCCCCAGGACCGGGCCCGCATCGAGGCCGAGGCAGACCGCCGCGACACCGCGGCCCTACTCGACCGCGCCAAGCCGAACGGCCGCCTACTCGACGACCTCACCGGTTTCTCCGACGCCGAGCTCGGCCGCGTCCTCGACCACGCCGACACCCGCGACGCACTGCGCATCGCGGGCGAGATGGACCGCCGAGACGTCGCCGCCCGGCTCCCGGGCGTACGCCGCGACCTGCTCGGCCTGTCCGACGACCAGCTCGCCGCGCGCGTGCGCGAGGCCCTCGCCCATCACCTCGACGACGTCCAGGACCTCGCCGCCGAGGCGCACCGCCGCGACCTGCTCGCCCGCCACTTCCCCGGCGGGAACCTCGCCGACGACCTCACCGCCATCGGCGACGACGAGCTCGCATGGTCCATGTCCTACGCCGACCCTGACGAGATCCTGCGCATAGCAGGGGAGATGGACCGCCGAGACGCGATCGATCTCCCCGAGCCGGCCGCCACGGGCGACGCCGTCGACGACCTGCTCGCCGACCGCAACGCGCTCGCCGAGGCGATGGACCCCGCCCCCGATCCGAACGGGTGGGGCGCCCTCGCCGACGACACCCAGTTCGCCGACGACCTCGCCGCCGCGATTGCGCAGCAGTCCGCCCGCGATGCCGCCGTGGCCGAGGGAGCAGCACCGGCCCTTACCCGCGCCGCAGCCCGCGCCCTGTACGACGAGTACGTGTACAGGCAATATCTCCAGGCCGAGGACGAGCTACGGGGGGTGCTGCTCAACAAGCGGGCC